CGTGCGGAAGCAACAACCCCCGAAGGGGAAGATCCGTCACTGGCGAGGACGTTGGAGTTTGCTGCTGCCGGCGCTGCGGGCGGTTTGCTCGGTGGCACGATCGGTGGCGCCGCCGCTGGCCGGGTCGCAGCGAAGATGGACTACACGAACATGGCCCGGTACGGGTATCTGGCCGACAACCTGGCGGCGTTGCGGGACAAGATGCGGTTCACTCTGTCGCCGTTCTTCGACATGTCCCGGTACACGGAGGCGTTGGTGTTGAACCAGATTGCGGGTCCGATGCGTGACGCTTCCGGGAAACGGATCGGGTTGCCGTTCAACACGTCGCCCCGCAAGTTGAAAGCGACGATCGGCGAAACCCAGTTCGCTGCCCGGGTGGCGGAAATGCGTGCCGCTTCTGGCGGCATCTACGACCTCGACAACATCGAAGCAACCAACCGGTGGTTCAAGGAGATCGGAATCCTCGGGTTCTCTCCGACCGACTGGATGGCGTCCACGTTCCACCATCTGCGGGAGAAAGGTTTGGATGCCGGCCGTGCGTGGGATGAGGCGCAGAAGATGTACCACTACGGGGCTCAGGGCCGTTCGGCTGCCGAGTTGTCGGTGAACTTCATCTTCTTCCCGTTCTCGTTCCAGAAGAAGACGTTGACCCATGCGGCGCAGTTCTTGGCGGACGACATGATGCGGTCGGTGCTGTTGCACGACATGTACGCCGGCTACCAGGTGTTGGACGAGAAGTACGATCTGGGTGCGTTCGCTGAAGAACATCTGCCCGTGTTGGAGCAGTTGAACCGGTTGAACATGTTTGCGTACGGGATCTCGCCGGGCACGTTCGGTGGCATCAACGCCCCGTTCGTGAATGCCGTGGTGGGCGCCGACCCGATGGGGTCGGACCCTTCCCGAAAGGGACTGCTGTTCAACCTGTTCGGTGGTGTTGCCGTGTCGATCGGACCTGAGGACGACAAGGGTCGGGTCACGTTGGACACGTTGCAGAAGTTGGCGAAGAAGATGGTGCCGGCCGTGAACGACATCCACTACATGCTGGACAGCGTGAAGGAGCAGGGCCATGTCATGTTCTCGCCGTCGCATGTGACGACGGCCACCGAAGCGGGTCGAGGGTTTGATACCTGGTCGGAGTACAAGTCGGGTGTGGAGGCACGGTTGAAGTCGGCGGGCGCCTCGTTGTACGACATGTACAACAACCCGGGGTTGGCTCCGTTGTTGGCCGAGTATCAGCAGAAGAAGGTGGAACTGTCCCGCCTGTATCCGGCGTGGGTGCAGGCGAAGCAGGGATCGATTCAACGGCAGGCCGAACTGGAGTTGGAGAAGGAAGGCCGAATTGCGAACGTGCAACTGTTGGGTGATCGGGCGTCTTTGAGTGACCAGTTCGTGGACGAGATGGAATCCCGGATCGCCAGGATCAAAGAGGTGTTGGGGCAGCGTGGCATCACTGCTGTCGAGGACTGGCCGCCGGACATGATGGCAAGGGTGAGGGGGGTGGCTATCGATATGGCTGCGAACAATCCGGGTATTGAGCGTTTGTGGGGCAAGTTCTATGCCCGAGAGTTCGGTCCGATCACGTCGGCGGTGATCTGATATGGCCGACAAGAAACCGAAGCCAGGCGATGGCATTGAACAGATCATTCGCTGGATCGAATCTGCGTCACCGACAGAGGCCCAGAAATGGCTGAAGGCCAACGTGGGCCTGCTGTCGGACGCCCAGTTCGCCATGTTGGAAGAATGGTCCGCTGGCAAGCAGTGGTCGTACACGCCCGGTTCGCCGGTCCCGCCGGTCAACGCTGAGACGGGAATCGTTGGCAGCGACACCGGAGTTCCAGAGATGCAGGCCCTGACGGGCGTCACCTCTGAGATCACTGCCGAACGTGACCGCCGCACATCTGTAGCGGCAACGACACAGATGACGCAGGCCGACCGTGACGCTGTCGTGTCCGGTCAGGCCCCATCGTCCACTGCCGGCACCTCAACGTCGTCGGGTTCTGCTGCCGGCGACCCCCTGGAAGACATGGTGTATCCGGACCTGTTCACCCAGGTGTACGGGCCCCGTGAACTGACACCGGGGCAACGCAACGACCTGTTGAGCGCCTGGAATGAACTGAACCCCGACGATCGGGCGGTCGGTTTCCCGGACCTGTTGAAGAAGATGAAACAGAACCAGACCGATCCTCGTATCACCGAGGCGCTCACCTATGCGGTGACCGGTTTGGAACCAGTGAAGACGTTGGAGTTCCAACTTCGGCCGGGCACTTCGAAGACCCCGTGGGTCGGCGAGGGGCCGGGAGGCCCCCGGTCGACACCTTCCGCCATGCCCGTTTCGGTTCGTGTTTCGGAACAGGTGCTGCAGAGCCTGCAGGCGGCGTACGGCCCCGGGTTCTCTGCGAAAGATGTGAAGGTGTTTGCCCAGATGGCGGAGGACGCCGGCGTCAAGGATGCCTTGGGTGGCCTGATCGGGTCTTCGTTAGGTCGCCAGCCGGGCTGGCAGGTTGCTGCAGCGTTCGCAGCGTTGAACGGCTATTTCGACATGGGTGACGACCCGGCCCGCACGCCGGGAGTCACGTCGGGTCCCCGCACCCCGGAAGCGAAAGCGGCGTTCGATGCGAACGTGGCGTCAGCGAAGAAGAACGCTCGTGAACGCCAGATGGTTCGGAACCAGTTGTTGAAGTACAAGGAAGGGTTGGCGGTCTACGGTGGGAACAACGTGGTTGCGTTCCTGCATGCGATGAGTCCGACGTTGGCGGCTCGTGTCGCTACAACGAAGGAATCGAAACTGTCGCTCGCTGACCGCCAGTTGGCGGGATCGTTGTTGTCCAAGTCGGGGTTCAAACCCGAAACGTTGGAATCACTCGGTTTCGGTTGGGCGGCCGGGATTGGGGACATGGCCGCAAACTCGGATTCGGGTGGCGATCCGGGCGGGAAGCAGATGCCCGATCCGGTTGCCGTGAAACAGGCCGCCAAAGACATGTATCGGTCGTTGTTCGCTATGGATCCGGACGAGGCCACGTTGAACTCGTTGGTGTCGGCGTTCAACAATGCTGCGGCAGGGTCGGGCGACAATGAGCAGGTGTCGGCCGATGCGAGGATCCGGCAGGCGTTGGAGGGTCGTCCCGAGTACAAGGATCTGTACGGCCGCAAACCGGCCGGCATGTCCGAAGCGGAATATCAGGGCCAGTTCCGTGGCGCAGCGGCCACCATGATGGGTCAGGAGTCGGCGTCACCGGACGCTATCCGTTCGGGTATGAGGACCGGCGACTACCAGACCACTGTCGGTGCGGTGTCGGGTTCGAAGCAGGCGTGGAACAACTCGACGTTCCTGGGCCGGTTGGCGAACGCTGCCCGTGTTGTTGCGGAGAACACCTGATGGCCGCCTTGTCTCGGGAAGAGGTCGCCCAACTGTTGTATCAGGTCGGTTTCCGAGGGAACGACCTGGTGAACTTTGTTGCGATTGCCGGCAGGGAATCCGGGTACCGGCCCGATGCCCGCCGCACAGACAACCCGGGCGGCCAGACCGGCGATTTCGGTCTGTTTCAGATCAATGCCGGAAACTTCGAAGCACTCACCCGGGCCGGGATCATGCGGTCCCCGGCCGACATGCTGAACCCGCTCGCCAATGTTCGTGCCGCCAAGTTCTTGTTCGACAAGGGCGGGTACTTCCCGTGGGGTATGGGCCCGAACGGTTGGGTTGCTGGCGGTGATCCGCTCTTGAAGACGAACGTGTCTGCCGCCAAGCAGGCAGTGGACAATGCCGCAAGCAGGGGGATGTTGGGTGCGGACTGGTCCGCTGGGGGGAGTGGCCCGTCCGGGCCGGGAGGTCAACCGATGAGCGATCCAGGTACCGGTCAGGCGGGCCCGTTCAACTTGCCGTCTGACGCCAAGTTGTACAACAACGGTTACACGGTCGTTGCCGTGTTTGAAGTCGCTGCCGGTGTTCGGATCGGTTACAACCTGAACTGGAATGATGGGTCGGTCAAGTTCGATCCGAACAAGCAGACGTTCGTTTCCGCCCAACAGTGGGCGGAGATGGGTGTGTTGGATGCCGGTAACGCTGAGGAACTCCGCACGTTCGGTTCGACATGGAGTTCATACCAGCAGTTCTTCGACCGGATGCTGGACGAAACGTTCGGGAAGAACAACCCGGCCCGCACCGATGCGGGCGTGTTGCGGGTTATGGCCGAGTTTGCGGGCCGGCCGGACATGTCCGAAGCAGAGTTTCGGAACAAGTTGCAGGCAACCGCCTACTACCAGTCACGCACCGAAGGCGAACTGCAGTGGAACGATCTCGCCGAGGGTGAACGTCAGAAACGGCGTGACGATACTGCGGCCAGAATGGTTGAGGAAATGTTCCTCATCTTCGGTTCCCGTGTCGACCAGTTCGACCCCAGGATCCAGAACTACGTTGACCAGGTCGCTTCCGGCAAGTTGGGGTACGGGTCCTGGCAGTTGCAGATGCGAACCCAGGCGTTGCAGAACCCCGAGTCGCCCGAGTCCCGCAAGGTTCGTGACGAGCAGGAACAACAGTTGCAGCGTGGTGTCGATGTCGAGAACACCGCTCAACGTGTTCGGCTGCTGTCGCAACGGTGGGGTGTGACTTGGTCTGCGTCGACCTATCAGGACATTGCCGGCAAGATCGCTTCGAACGAGATGTCCGAAGCCGACGTGGTGGACATGTTGAAGAACCAGGCTCAGGTGCTGTACCCGTGGAAGGACCGTGAGATGGAAACGATGACGGCAGCGATGCCGTGGCTGGAAACCTACAAGCGGGTGATGGAACGTGAGGGGTCGTTGACGACACCGCAGGTTCAGGCTGCGTTGACTGCCGGTGCCCCGGTGTGGGATTTCGAACGTCAACTGAAACGGTCGCCGGGCTGGTTGGAAACCCGCAACGCCCGTGAGGACATGTTCTCGGCCATTTCGGAAGTGGGTCGACGGATGGGATTTGAGTGATGCCGAAACTATCTCGACAGGAACTGGCTCGCCTGCAGCAGTTGGCGGCGTCAGAGGGCCGCCCGTTCGATCCTGCGGACCCGTACAACTGGAAGGGTATCGATGCGGCGTTGAAGGGCGCACAGAACCCTGCACCGACTGCACCGCCGGCACCGACTGCACCGCCGGCACCGACGGGTCCGGGGGCGCAGTTCCCGCTGGTGCCGGAAACGCCCCGGCCGGCACCAGTGCGCACCGCCCCGCCCTCGACACCGCCGACGGAGCCGTCGTCCACGTATCGGGAACTGACCGGAAGCAAACCGGGCGCCCTGATCGCCGACCTGAAAGCCAGTTTCCCGTGGCTGAACCAGGTGGGGTTCACCCCCGAATGGTTCCAAGAGTTGGTGGCCGACAGTGCGTCACCGGCCGAGATGCTTGTGAAGGTTCGCCAGGCGCCACAGTACAAGTCCCGTTTCGGGGGCTTGTGGCGCAAGGACGGGTCGATCCGCATGAACGAAGCCGAGTACCTCGACCGTGAGAACGATTTCCGGCAGGTCCTCACCCAGTTCGGGTTCGGTGACAACTATCGGGACAACAAGTCGCTTGTCACGTTCTTTGACGCCGAGGTTGACCCAAACGAGTTGCGTGACCGTCTCGGCACGTACCGGTCCGTGCAGCAGGCCGGTTCGGCCGTGAAGGACGCTTTCTACGTGTACGCCGGCATCAAGTTGACCGACGACGACCTGTACTCGGCGGTCGTGGATCCGACCGCCCGGGGTCGCCTGATCGGCCAGTACAACGATACGGTCGCCAGGTCGCCTGGCGACTATTCGACGTACATCACTCGTGCCACCGAAATCAGTTTGGAACGGGCCGCCGGCACGTTGCAGCAGTTGCGGGACGCTGGCGCCATCAGCAGCGAAGCGATGCAACGAGTGTTGCGTGTCCAACCCGACTATGCGGCCAGGATCGTTGACGTGTTGAACACGAACGCCGGTTCAGCGAACCCGTTGTCGTTGCAAGAGTTGGTGTCCAGTTTCGAGTATGCGGCGTTGGGTGCGGCAGCGTTGAACGCCGGCCTTGATTTGCCGTCGAAGCAGCGGATCGGTGAGATCCGTGCAGCGGGCATCGATCGTGCCCGTGCGGCCCAGGTGTACTCCGACTTTGGCAGGTCTCGTGGCGTGTACGAAGCGGCCGGCCAACGTGTCGGTGTGGGGATGTCGCAGTCGAAGTTTGAGGCGGCAACGTTCCTGGGTGATTCGGTTGCTTCGAACGATTTCATGCGGGCTATGGAACGTGAGAAAGCGGCCGGCGAAGGCGGCGGCGGGTTCGGGTTCTCGTTGGACCGTAACGGTCGTGTGACCCAGCGGATGATGCGTTCACCGCAATGATCGGGCCACCGTCGGGGGGTGCGTTACAGATCCCCGATCGGCCGTTCCCCCTTGGCCGTGAGGGCGTAGCAGGTTAGGGGCGAAGGAGACATAGTGGACGACCACCAGTTCGATGACGACGGGCGGGAGTCCGGGAGTTCTCTCCGGGAGAAACTCTCAACGGCACACAGTGAGATCGCTTCCCTCGCCAAGGAATTGGTGGGCTACAAAGCGAAGGATCTGATCGTTGAGAAGGGCTGGCTACATGTCAAGCCCGAGGATCTTGCCGGTGTGAAACTCGGAGATCTGGAAACCAAAGGCGCCGAGTTGGAGTCTTCGAAGGCCGCTCTCAAGGAGAGTGTGCTGAAAGAAGTGCTTGAACAGCAAGGTGTCGCTGGTGACGATCTCGCTCAGGCCGTGCAGGCCCTGGTCGGCAAGGTTGCTTCCGGGGACGAATCGACTGAGGCCGCTGCCCGTCTGCGGGCAGCAACCCAGGTACCCGGTCGTACACCCGGCAAACTTGAACAGGAAGGCCTGTTCGGGGCAAGCCGGATCCGTGCGGCTCTTGGGGCCTGATAGTCCCACTTCGCCAGCAAGGAGCCCAACATGGCTGCAGGTAACCTTTCCCTGCTTGAAGCCACCAAGAGTGGCAAGGATCAGATCAAGTCCGGCATGATCGAAACGATCATCCAGGAATCGCCCATCATCGAGATGCTTCCGTGGATGACGATCGCCGGCAACGCACTGAAGCGGTCCTATGAGGACACGCTTCCCGATGTCCAGTTCCGTAACGTCAACGAGGCGTACAGTTCGTCGTACGGCACCGAGACGGAACACTACTGGGGTGTCGCCATCATGGGCGGCGAGTACAAGGTCGACAACTACCTGGTGAACGTCACCGGCACTGAGGCGGACCTGGAGGCGAAGCAGATCAACGCTCTCGCCAAGTCGAACGCCATGCGTTTCGACTTCGAAGCGATCAACGGCACCGGCGCCAACAAGGGCTTCAAGGGGTTCAAGAACCTGGTGGCCGAGGGTTTCGGCATCACGTATGCGAACTCGACCACCGGTGCCACGGTCAACCTCGACAAGTTGGATGAGGCGCACGACCAGTTCCGCAACCAGGGCAGCGCCGATGCGGTCCTGCTGAACCGTACCGCCCGCCGCCAGATCACGAAGGCTGCCCGCAGTTCGGTGACCGGTGTGTCGCTGATCGATGTCGGCACCGACGTGTTCGGCCGGCAGGTCACGACCTGGAACGACATCCCGCTCCGCATCCTCGGCGATGTCCGTGACGGTTCGGGCAACACGGTTGCTGCGCTCCCGTTCAACGAGGACCCGGGCGACGGCACGTCCGACTGCACGTCGCTGTGGTTCGTCAAGTTCGGTGAGGACGATGTCGCCGGCCTGCTCGGCAAGGGCGGTTCGTTCGACGTGAAGCGGTTCGGTGAACTGCAGGCAGCCCCTCAGCGGATGGGTCGTCTGGAGTGGTATCCGGGCCTCGCCATCTTCAACCAGTACTCCGTTGTCCGTCTGACCGGCGTCACCGCTTCCTGAGGAGGATCCCATGCCTGGTTCACTTGTCCAGGACGCCAATGCGTCCAACCATCTTGCCGGTGCAACTCTCAACGCTGCCGGCACCACGAACAGCACCGCCGTCCAGTTGGATCGCCCGCACGAAGTTGCGTTCGTTCTGACGACCGGCACGGTGACCGGTACGTCGCCGACGGCGACGATCGTGATCCAGGGCAGCGACGATTCGACGTTCGCTACCGGCGTGGTCACGTACGGCACCATCAACCTGACCGGCACCACGGCCGCACAGTCGAACATCAGCCGCCAGATCACGGCGTACGTGTCGCAGCGGTTCGTTCGTGCAGCGGTCACGTTGGGCGGCACCAGCCCCGTGTACACCGGTTCGACCCTTGTGGCCCGCCAGCCGCACGACCGTCGTACCCGCACGGTCACGGCCTGACCCTGTAGGCAGGTGTGTTCCAGAGGGGCCCGTGTTCCGGTTATGCCGGAACCGGGCCTCTTCTGGTTCACGCCCAGGGGGTGGATGTGATGAGCGCCAAGTCTTCGTTTCGGATCCGACTGTGGGAACGTGTCGTGTGGACCGCCGTGCAGGCCGGTCTTGCCGTGGTCACTGTCGAGATGTTCAACGTGCCGGCGGTGTACGCACCGCTGATCGCTGCCGGCCTGTCCTGGCTGAAGGGTCAGGTCGCCCGCAGGATCGGCGACCCGTACGATCCGGCCACTCTTCCGGCCGGGGTCTGACATGACGAACTACCTGTCGGACAAGTTGTTCCTGGCGTTGTCGGAGGACACCGAGGGTGTCGCCATGACGGTCGACAGCATGCAGAAGAAGTGGCGGGACTCGTTCACTCGTCCGCTGACCGATCTGTGGGATGTGACGGAGTCGGGTGGTTCGACCGCCTCAATCTCGGCTGGTGTGCTCACGATCGCTTCGGGCACGAACGCTGGCGGGTTCGTGGAACTTCTGTCGAAGGAGACGTTCACGCTGCCGTTCCGTGCGATGTTCGGTGTCCTGAACACCCGCAACGCCAGTAACCATCACATCGTGGAGATGGTGTCGGTCGATTCGGTGACGGGGGTTCCTGACGGCCGGCACAGCGCCCAGATCGACATCGGTGGCGCAGCGAGTGCGACCGCCACCCAGATGCTGTACTACGTGCAGAACGGTGGGTTGCGGCCGTTGGCTTCGGCTGCGTCGACGATCGTGACGACGGCCTCCTACTCCATTCTGGAGTTGGAGCCGTTCGCTGACGAGACGTACTTCCACTCTCGGTCGATCGACTCGACTGCCGGTCGTGCGAACAGTTACGTCCGCCACCAGCAGATCCCTGATCCGAACGCCGAGTACAAGTTGCGTCTCCGTTCGATGAATCATGGTGCGTGGAAGGATGTCACGGGCGCTGTCGCTGGCACTGGCGGTGTGATTCGTCTGACGATCAATGCCCACGCCTACACGGGCACCGTGTGGGTCGAGGCGCTGACCGGCGTGACGAACGGTGGGGCCGAGGTTCGTGGGAACTATGCGATCACGGTGGTGGATGCGAACACGATCGAGTTGGTCGGCACGACGTTCGGTGGCACCTACGTGGCTGGTTCGGGTCGTGCGGCGATGGCCGCAGCCCCGACCGCTGTCAGCCTCCAGTTCCAGTTCGTGAATGTTCAGGACTACGCCGAGTTGACGGCGGAGATTACCGCTGGTCGTGGTTCGACGGTGGCCGGGCAGGGTATTGCCGCCTCGCTGGCGGGTGGTTCGGCTGCGGTGACGATGACATCAACGACGGTGACTCCTGCGGTGCCTGCGACCCCGTACTCGGTGAACTCGCTCGCCACGACGAACGGTGCGCTGGTGTTGACGGGCACCAGTGGTTTGCAGGGCGTGTACGCAACGAACACGGGTGCCACTGCGGCCTTCGTCAAGTTGTACAACAAGGCGACGGCTCCAACGGTCGGCACCGATGTGCCGTTGATGATCATCCCTGTGCCTGCCGCTGTGGGCGGTGTCCCTGGAGTGGCGAGCGTGCACACCCCGTTCCAGGGCTACAGGTTCGCTCTCGGTTTGGGCATTGCGATCACTGGTGGCGTCGCTGACAGTGACACGACCGCTGTGGCAGCAGGTCAGGTCAAGGTCATCCTTTCTCGGACCGTCTGATGGCGACCTTCACGGTTCTCGGCGAGTTCCCGTACGACAACGAAATGTCGTACGTGCTGGCCTTGTTCTCGTTCGATGGCGAACAGTTTGAGCAACTCATCACGGCCCGGTCCGCCACGGTTGACGCCACGCTCATGGCGTACCTCGCCGAGTTTGAGGCGGCCTGGTCGGCGTTGCGGTTGTCCGAACCGCTCGACGCCTGACCCGTTTCCGTTATCAGGGGGGTGTAGGCGATGAACTACGTGTCGGCGACGCTCGGGTCTTTGGTGGACCGTGCACTGTTGGAGTTGCAGGCTCCAGCAGAACAAGGGCTGCTGGTCACGATCACACCGGTGACGGTCGCAACCACGATCACGTTCCAGGTTACGTCCGGAACGTTGAACGTTTCCGACATTGTCGAGATCGGTGCCGAACTGTTGCTGGTGACCGGCAAGACGAACGATGCGACACCCGTCTATACCGCTCAGCGAGGCTATTACGGTACGACACAGAACGTGTCGTACCCGGCCGGGACGGTTGGTGCGGTGAACCCGACCTGGGCCCGTCACCGTGTCGCCGAAGGGGTGAAGCGGGCGTTCCCTCGGATGGAGGCGCTCGGGTTGCCGTTGCTGGTGTCTGGCGTGTTCACCAGGGCGACCGACATGCAGTATGTGTCGGTCCCGGAGAACGTGCGGGAAGTGTTGCGGATCTCGGTTGTCGAGTCTTCAACGGGCCGGATCGGCGAGTTGCATAACTGGAACCTGTTTCAGGATTTGCCGACCGCTTTGTATCCGACCGGGAAGATTGTCCGGTTGCCGGCGTCGGTGAAGAACTCGGACAGTTTGCATGTCGTGTATCGGGTCCCGTACCGGTGGTCGTCGTATCCTGCCGCTCCGACGGAGGCGGCAACGGTGAGCGTTCCGGAGGGTGCCGAGGATTTGCCGGCCCTGTATGCGTCGGCCTGGTTGGTGTCTGCCCGGGAGATCAGTCGGGGTGAGATTGATCGTGCCGAGGAATGGAACCGGTCGGAACCTCAGCGTGGCGGTGTGTCGTTGTCGTTGTCGAGGGCGTTGTGGCAGAACTTCTATCGGGCGTTGGATGAGGCCCGCCGGTTGAATCTGCCTCCGTTGCATCGTCCGTATGTGAAACGTCCGAAGTTTGCGGGAGTGTGGTGACCGATGCCGTCGATCTATAGGAACTTTCTTGCTGGGACAGTGTCGGACGCACCGTTGTCGTCGGGTGCGGTGACGATCAACTCGACAGCGTTTGCCGGGTTGCCGGTTGTTGCGGCCCCGGACTGGATGTGGATGGTGTTGGACCCGGCCGGGTTGAACGGTGCCCCCGAACTGGTTCAGGTGACCGCTCACACGGTTTCGGCTACGTCGGTGACGGTTGTGCGGGCCCAGCAGTCAACGGCCGCCAGAGCGCATCCTGCGGGCACTGTGTGGCATGTGGCGGCCACTCAGGCCGATATGGACGAGTTGCCGTTCCGGAAGATGACAGCGACCGGTGACCTGTTGTACGGGTCGGCGGCGAACACCGCCACCCGGCTACCGGTCGGCACGGCCGGCCAGTTGCTTGGTGTGGCGGCGGGTGTGCCCGCCTGGACTTCGGTGAACTTGTCCGCTTTGGCGGACGTGACGGTGTCCGGCGTCGCCAACGGTCAGACGTTGACGTGGAACTCGTCCACATCGAGATGGGTGAACTCGACGCCATCAGCCAAGTCGCCCGCTACCCGCATCTTTCTCGCACAGCAATACCGATAGGAGCATCACATGGCAACCGACCCGAACTTCGCAGGCACCCCACTCGCCGGTCACGGACAGATCAGCGCAGCAAACACGAACCGTGACGGCACCGGCACCATTGTTACCGTGGCAACTGCTGGGGCTAGCGGGTCACGCATCGAAGAGATCGTGATCCAAGCGACCGTGACCACCACGGCTGGCTTTGTGCGCCTGTTTCTGAACGACGGCACGAACACTCGATTGTGGCGTGAGGTGGCTGTCACGGCTGCTACGCCGTCTAGCACGGTAGCGGCGTTTACGGCGTCGGTTCGTAACGATACTCGTGCCGATCTGCCGTTGCTGGTGTTGCCGACCGGTTGGTCGTTGCGTGCATCTACGGAGAAGGCAGAGACATTCAACCTGTTTGCGTTTGGCGGAAGTTTCTAACGTGTCGAATAAGGGCACGTTTGGTTTGCCGCAAGGGCAACGAAGTGGGGCGGCCGCTAGTTGCCGTACTGTTGCAGATGCGATAGTCACAACGGTTCCGGTTGGTACTCAACCCTTCGGAATTGGTTATGCACCAACGTCTGACCGTATTTACGCTGTCAACGCTTCTAGCGCTAATGTGTCTGTTATCAATCCGTCAACAAACACGGTTCAAACAACGATCTCTACTGGTGGCACACCCACATTGGTTGCATATGTACCAACATCTGACCGTCTCTATGTCAGCGTGCAAGGTAGTAACAATGTTTCTGTTATCAACCCTTCAACTAATACGGTTGTAACATCCATTCCAGTTGGTAATGGCCCCTATGGACTTGTTCATGCACCAACGTCTGATCGCCTTTACGTTGCCAACTACCTTGCCAACAATGTGTCCGTTATCAACCCGTCAACCAATACGGTTGTAACAACCATTGCAGTGAACACCTCACCCATAGGTGTTGGTTATGCACCAACATCTGATCGTGTATATGTCGCCAACAACGGCATTAGCAATGTGTCTGTTATCAACCCGTCAACAAACACGGTTGTAGCAACCATTGCAGTTGATGTCAACCCTAGCGGAGTTGGTTATGCACCAACATCTGATCGCATCTATGTTACCAACTCTGGCAGTAACAATGTTTCCGTTATCAACCCGTCAACCAATACGGTTGTAGCAACCATTGCAGTTGGTACTACTCCTAGAGGCGTTGCGTATTCAGTAACATCTGACCGCATCTACGTTGCCAACCAAGGCAGTAACAATGTTTCTGTTATCAAACCGTCAACCAATACGGTTGTAGCAACCATTGCAGTTGGCAGTGCCCCCTACGGAATTGGTTATGCACCAACATCCGATCGCATTTATGTTGCCAACCAAAGCAGTAACAATGTTTCTGTTCTTTATCCAGTTAAGGAGGCTGTCTTTGCCTACTGAAACCGTCCTGTACCGCATCGAACCTGACGGTTCCTGCACCGCCTACGGTATCGAAGTATGGGACGGGCAAGCACTGCCCGACCCGCCAGGCAACCCATTCCATCACCGTTACATTGACGGTGTGTGGGTGCCGATTCCTGTAGAGGAACTGCCCGTGCCAGTGGCACCGTTGGAACAGCAGGTCGCTGACCTGCAAGCCCAGTTGGCTGAGGTGCTGGCAAGATTGGATGAGTTGAAGTGACCACCATCCTGTCCCGCTTCGACGCCGGTCTACCGGCTCGGGTGACCAACATCGACCGGATCACCGGCTGACCCGTCATGTCTCTCGCTTCAGCAACACTTGGTGTCGGGTCGCTGGCCGGCACGTTCCTGCTGGCAGCACCAACCGTAACCGTGACGGCCCCCACGGGCACGGTCACGGTCCCGACACAGACCGTGACGTGGTCGTATTCGTCGCTGGCCGGCCGCACCCAGGCCACCTATCGGGTCCGCTACCAGTCACCTGACGGATCGGTTACCCTGTACGACTCGGGGATCGTCACGTCGGCCGCCACCAGTGTGGCGGTCCCGTTCACCCTGTCGACCGGGTCGTCGTATCTGGCTGTGGTGACCTGCAGCGACGGGTTCGATCAGGCCACGTCGTCGGCCGTGTTCCTGTTCGACGGCACAGACCCGAACCTGAACGTGAACGCCGATGTCGGCAGCGTCTACGAGGTCGGGCTGAACGGTGTCGGCTACATGTTGGCTGACCGGCCGGCCGGTGAACAACGCTACGAACGGCGAGTGATCCCACTCGACCCGCCACGGTTCGCCACCAGCGAAACCCCGTTCTCCCAGGCAATCGAACGGTACACGTTGGCGTCGTCAGCGGACTGGTCATCTGGTGCCGGTCAGACCGCAGCGGACCGGGAAACGTCAACCAGTGCAGCGTTCCGACGGTCGCACGGCATTGACCCGTTCACCACCCCCGGTTCGTTCCGGCTGGTACCGAACGGTGCAGTGAAACATTCGACCGCCTATTCGACGGTGCGTGCAGTGACGGCCGGCGCCGGCCTGTACGTGCTGACCGCATCAGGTCAGGTCGCCTACTATGCAACTCCCGCCACCGTGTCACCGACCGTGTTCACGATCACCGGTGCGGGCGCACCCGCATCGTTCGCTTCCGACGGATCCCAATGGTATTACTCGGACGGATCCAACATTTATCGAAACACGACACCAGCGTCACCGGGGTCTGCGTGGTCGACACAGGATGCGGCCATTGTCGAATGGTGCACGGACCGGATCTTCATCGCCCGTCCCGGCACCGCATCTGGCACCCCGAACGAACTGGTCGAAATGGGTGACGGCGGCACACCGGTCGGTGGTGCCCGCATCTGGACGTTGCGACCCGAAACCACCATCTCAACCGTCACATCGGGCGACGGTTGGGTTTGGTTTGCTGGGAACCGTGTCGACCGGGCCGCCGTGTTCGCTATCCAACTCGGTTCGGACGCATCCTACGTGACCGCATGGGAAGCGCCGGCCGGTGTCACCGTGACCGCTCTCGGCCACTATCAGGGCAACGTGATGGTCCGCACCGTTGACGGTGCCGGCCGGGCCACGATCTACCGGTGCGCTACCGAAGGTGGCAAACTGACACCGACCCGAGTGTTGGACATCCCGACCGTGAACGGCCTGTCGCAAGCGGTCGGCGAGTTCTCCGGTGACGACAGGTACGTGTACTTCTCGTGGCGGGCGATGGGCGAACAAACAATCGGGACCGGCCGGACCGGTTCCGGTATCGGTGCGATCGACCTGTCCACCGGTGGATGGGCGACCTGGGTCAGGTACAACCAGGCCGGCAGCGAAGGGACCGGAAACGTCGGTTCGATCGTCCAGTGGGCCGGCCGTACCTGTTTCACGGTCGACCAGATCGGTGCCGTTGTCACCGATGTCGACAACGGTCTCGGTGACGACGGCACGGTCGCTTCGGGTGCGTTGGAAACCTCAGTGTTTGATCTGGGCACCAGTCTTCGCAAGGTGTGGTCCGAAGTTGTGTTGGCGTACGACACGTTGCCGGTCGGTGCGACCGTCACTGTCGCCTGGTCTCGTGACGGTGGCCTGTCGTTCACTGATCTGCCAGCGGCCGGCACAGCCGGCACCAAGGTGTCGAAATGGACGCTCGGTGTTGAAGCCGAAATGATCTCGTTCCGGATCCGTGTCACAGCCACAACGTTCACACCGGTGGTCCGGTCGTTGACAGTTCGGGCCAACCCGGTCGGTTTGGCCGACCAGGTTCTCGTCCTGCCGGTCGACTGTTCCGATCGTGTGAAAGGGTTGAACGGTCGTGAGATCCCCGGCTCGGGGCCCGGTTCTGGGTCCGCCAGGGCCCGCCAGTTGGAATCGTTGGTGCAAACCCGGGTTCGTGTGCAGGACGTGGACTGGGCGGTCACAGGTTCGGCCCAATGGTACGACTGCATCGCTGCCGAAACACGTTCGGTTGGTGTGTACGCCAACAACGTGAACCGGCAAGCCCAATCGATGGTGACCGTGTTGACATTGCGAAGGAGTTTCAAGTGATCGGGATCACCGAAATTGAGGGCGGCGCCCTGGTTGCGGCCGTCGCATCGGTCACGGTTGCGGCGATCAGTTTGGCCGGGTCGTGGCTGCAGCAACGTAAGACCCGCCGCAAGAACACCGAGGAACACAACGTGGCGCAACAGGATCGGCTCGCCAGCGAAACCCGGCTCGCTGGCCGGCTTGATTCGATCGACGGCCACCAGCGCCACATGGTGAACCTGCTGGTTGATCACGTGTCGGACCGGGAGGCCCACGGCAGGGGGGTGGAGTCGTGAAGAAGAAGTCGAAGACAAAGCAGGCGGTCGCTCAGCAGATGGGCGGCAAAGGCAATCTGAAGCGTGCCCCGAAGAAGATGGCGAACGGCCGCAAGTCGGCCGGCAAGGACCCGTGCTGAGTTAGAGCGCCAAGTTGAACGTGTCCGCCAGAGCGGACACTCGTTCCGGGTTCTTGTCCAGGTAGCGGGATGTGACGCCGAGATCTCCGTGGCGTAGCAGCCGGGAGATGTCAGAAACGGGCACACCTTTCCCTTCAAGAACACCAGCGAACGAGCGCCGCATGTCGTGCGGTCGCAACTGTGGGAACCCGGCACGTTCACCAGCCGTGACAACGACACGGCCGACACCGTCCCAGCCGAGCGGTTTGTTCCAGTTCACGACGGTTCGGGCACCGAACCGGTCCCCGTCGAACGTGGGCAGCACCGTGACGGTTCCCACCGGTGCGTGCCGGCGCCACGCTTTGAGAGCGTCCCGCAACTGTGGCGGCACACCCAACGTGACCAGTTTGCGGCCCTTGCCGACCAGGGTGACCCGGGACAGGTCGAGCGAGAAGTCGGGCCAACGAAGCCCGGTGATCTCTGCCCGGCGAAGGCCGAGCATGAATCCGATGAGCAGCACGAGCCGGTCACGTTCCCCCATGAGGGTCGACGGGCAGGACCGGACCACATGGCCGATCGCTTCCTCGTCAAGCCAGGAATGGGTACGCACCTCTGCGTGGCCGGGCTTGAGTGCGTAGGTGAGGTCGCTGGCCGGGTTGGTTGGGCACAGATGCTTGTAGGCGCACCAACCGAAGAACCCTCGCAGGATCGCCCGGCGGCGCCGGACGGTAGCGTCGGATGGATGGTTGGCGAGACAGAACTGGGCGAGTTCGTCGACCGTGAACTGGTCCAATGTCAGTTTGGGAAACATGGCGCCGAGTCTGGCAAGTTCCCCACGGTAGGTGTCTACCGAAGCCCTTGTGCGACACGTGCCAGAGTCGTTGATGAAGGTTGTGGTGGCAGAAGAGAGGTTCATGTTCGATACCTTACCAGTCTTGGATCCGTAAGTGCAAACCGCCAGAACAATAGTTCAGACGAACAGGCAGTTCACAGCCTACAGAACGGCACGAAACGCCACAACATTTCGGTGTCCGGGTCACGTTCGTAGCGGACCTCGCCGTCAGGCAAGAGCAGATACAGCAGATCCCCATCGATCGAAGCCCGAACCGGGCCAGCCGCCAGTAGCGCCGGCCGCCCCCACGAGTCATGGGCACAGATCTCATCGCCTTCAAACGGGAACCACAACACGAGCCCACAGAGCGGGCCCCCCACCAGTTCCACGGGGATGTCGTGCTGATCAAAGTTCATCCCGATCAGATCCCGTCAGGATCGATGCCGAGCGGATCATCGATCACGTACTGGTCGATCCGGCGACCATCGCCCCGGTACCGGCCGTTCAACACGGCATGCGCTTCCGACTCGGACATGTAGTCCCAGGTCGGCTGAATCAACCCCAACACGATCTTGCGTTCATACCCGGGGTCCGGGGTCTTCCCCCGGATCGACCACTGTTCGTGAGCCGAACAGAGCCCGAGCGGGGTCGCCGCCTGGCTGCAGCGACCCCATTTCGTGATCTTCAAGCACCTGTCGACGGAGTTCGTCGAGGGCTCGGTCACGGATCGCTCGGGCCCGTTTGGCGTTGATCCCAAGTTCTCGGGCTGTCTCCAAGAGGTCTGCCTGTCCGAAGAACATCCGCTCGATGATGTGCCGGTGGTCGCCGGGGAGTTTGTCGACAAGTTCCCGCAACCGGTCCGACCTGAACGGGGCTTCCGGTGAGGCGAACTCGTCAAGGTCATCCCTCCGATACCAGCGCATCGTCGCCACTTCCGCTAGCAGCCTTCATCCGCTTCGCCTTCGCCTTGCCGACCGTGCGTTGCTGCAGCACGTCACGTGCCCAGTTCACGATGTCGGTCTGCAGATCGATCGGGTACCGGTCGTTCACGATGACGTGATCCCAGCCGTCCCAGTCACGCAACGCTGTCTCGGACACGTGCCCGTCGGTACGACTGCCCGGCCGGTCGATACGCACCACCAGACCGCCGGCCCGGTGGATCGCTTCGGCCTCGTTCGGGAATCGGACATCAGGAACCACGATCCGTTCGTGTCCCGAACGCTCAATCCACGACATGAGTTGATCCACCCAGAACGTGGGCCCGAACGTGTCCCGTGCAGCAACACCCAAGTTCTGCAGGACCCGGCGCACCTCGATGTAGGAGTCTTTCGCCCCTTCCCATCCCATGCCCTGCACAACCCAGGCGAGCCGGCCGTGCCCGATGTTCGTGTTCTGGGTGCGGGTCATCGAGGTCACGAGCGGGTCGGTCCGCATCGCCAACTCTTTCAACGGGTCGGCTAGCGCACGACGCACGAAACCGAGATCCCGACACAGTGCTTCAGCGGCCGTGTCTTTGCCGACTCGGGCAACATGGCCGATGCCGATCACGAGCGGTCCGTCCACCATCAGATTTCCCCCTTCAGGATTTCGATTACTTGCGGCCAGTCCTCGGCCACCCAGGTTGCTGGTGCGTCCTGGTTCCAGGGGCGCAACAGTTTGATCGCTTTCCGGTTGTGGTTGGCGAGGTTCTGCAGCACGGCGGGCGAGTCGTCAACCCACACGTTCACTTTGGCGAGATGCTTCGACGTGTCGTTCAGGAAGTCGACCGGCACCTTCCAGGCGGTAGCCAACTGGCGTGCCGACGGCTCACCGTGTTCGGGTCGGGCCGTGACAAACATGAACGTGTGCCCGAGGTGCTGCAACTGGTAGAGCCCGCCGGCAGCGCCCGGCACATAGTCCATCTTGTCCCAGATCCGTGCCGCTTGGAACCAGTGCCAGAACTCGTCCCAGTCGGGGAAATGGGTGGCGGACAGGGCCGCATCCCACACCCCCAATTTGTCGACCGGGATGTACTTGTCGAACCATTTCTGGTATTCGTCGGCCCAGGCGTTCTGCCAGTCGAGGACGACGTTGTCGATGTCGACACCGATCCTCACCGGGCCACCCCCGGCCGGGCCTGTTCAACGGCGGCCAGCCAGGCCGACCGTTCAAGCATCCACCGGTGCCGATCGTCAAGGCGAAGCCGCATGGCGTCCAGTTGGACCGCCAGCCGGGTCGCTTCCCAGCGGGCAACCTCTTTACCTTGCGTCTCCGACAATGAACGGTACATGGCACGCACCACCTGCCGGTCGGCCACATTCAACTCCAGGTCGTCATAGCCTATGAGGGCTGCACGGATGTTCACTGTTCACCTCTCACGGGGATCAGGCATGCCGACTGTTTCCACGGGACCGTGATCTGGTCGGCAAGGATGGTCGGCAACAGTTGGGTGGACGGGTCCGTCAGGTGACGGAACTGGGACAGGTCAATGACGTGTTTCCCTTTCCGCACGCCGGTCGAACCTTCACGGTTGACACGTTCCCGGTCGCCGCATACGACTTCATCGATGCGGGCCAGAAACCAACGGTCCAACGGCCGGTCATGCATCAAGAAGTAGGCGTGCGGGAAATGCCCCATCGCTCGACGGATCGACAACTCGTCCAGAATGAACGCATCCGTTTCGACACAGCCGGCCGGGATCGGCCACCGGTCGGTGATCGGCTGCTTCTTCTCTTTCACGTCCAGGAACACGCCCGGCAGCCAGTAATCCATCCGGTCGGTGGCGTCCAGGTTGGCGATCTTGTAGGCGCCCAACCAGGCGCCAACCTGTTCTTCGGATGCACGAGATTCGGCACGGTCAGCGGCTCGTTGGGCGCCGGTGCGGGGATACTTCACGACTCCACCACCTCCACAGCGGCGACGGTGGTGAACGTGACACGGGCCCCACACCGGTCGGGCTCGTCGGTCTGCACAAACTCGCCAACTGTCTGCCCGCAACAGAAACACGAAAGCCGCAGACGGCGGGAATGCCGACTGCCCCGATAGGTGCGATCGATGATCGCTGCCTGACCGGCTTTCATCTTCTGCTGGTGAACGTGGATCACGTGTTTCACGACGGCCACGCACCGGTTTCACGGATCCGTTGCGACGTGATCTCGGACTGCATGCCGGCCCACTGGTCGAGCGGCATGATCACGTACGGTCCGTCGCCCTTGCGACGGTCACCGGCCCAGATGATCACCCAACCGGCACCGGCCGCTTTACGGGCCGCAATGCGAGCCCATTCCAGGAACCGGGGCTGGTTGGTCTTCTTCGCTTCTACCAGATAGGGGACATTCACGAAATCGCCGTGATCGGCTTGCCCTTTCAGGGGGGCACGTTCCACCCGGAGTCCGAACACGGCCGACAGAATCGGCACCAGTTCGGACTCCCAAGCGGTGCCCTTCGCACGTGCTTTCGACATGACCGGTACTGTATCAGTCGACTATCGTTCAGGGGTTCAGGCCGGTGGGAGGCGGGGCTTCCAGCCGACAATGATTGCTTCCCGAACATCGTTGTAGAAGGGCGGCACCTGTAGTTGCCGCCACCTGCCCCACCCGATCGAGGCACGCACTTTCTCGGTGGCCTGTTGGCCGGCGTGGTCGTTGTCGAAGGCGGTAAAGATCCGGTCGTACCGGTCGAGTTCGTCAAGCCATTCTTTGCGCCATAGACCGGCACCGGACGGAAGCGAGAACACGTCGGCGTCAACCAGACCGGTGAGCGCCCAACAGTCTGTTTCGCCTTCGGTGATCACGCACATAGTTGTCGGCGACCAGTACTCGACACCGGTGTTGAACCGGTACAGGCCGCACGTGAACTTCGATCCCGGCCAAGCAGATTTCTGACCGTTCACGCCACGCACCTTCACGCCCCGCACCACACCGTCATGAATGTGAGGGATAAGGATCGTTTCGCCCTCAACTGTCACTGATCTGTTCTTTACCAGCGCACGCCACGTGTTCGGCAACACGCCCGGGATACGGTCGGCGAGGACCTGCTGTTCTAACCCAAGGGAGAGGTAGCGGCGGGCAACGGTCTGGTAGTCGTCGGTCATGTCGGGCAGTTCCTCCGCAACTGCCGGCCGGGCAATCCTGCCGATGTCGAGATCTTCGGATTGTGCTGCCCTTGCCAGAAGGCCAACGGCAGCGTTCCATGTTGATCCGGTCAACAGGATTGCGAGGTCGATCACGTCGCCACCTTTGCCGGTCGAGTAGTCGAACCAGTGGTCGTCGTACAGGTGGCAGGACGGTGTGCGTTCCCCCGGGTTGTGTGGGGACCGGATCTTGTCGCCGATCACGTCGAGGTCGTCGAGTAGATCGACAAGGTCACGTGGCGAGATGGTGGCTTTGATGGCGGCGATCTTGTCGCCAACCGTCATCTCTTCCCAATCGATGTCACCGCTCACGACGGGTCTCCCAACACCCACTCACCGAGGATGGTCTTGATTACGTCCAACTGCTGGCGGTCCCGAGCGAGCAGGGCTGGCACTCGCTTAGCCCAAGAGTCGTGTTCCCACTTCTTGGCCGTAGGCGGGTATGACGCTGCTTTCTCGTAGAACCAGCCACACCCGTCCGTGTGGTTACGCGTGCACTCACGTTCGTGGTAGTAGTCAGCCAGGCGTTCGATCTGTTGCGGCGTCAACTCGGAACCAATGCGCTGCTCACCGATCACGACAGGCCTCCCTTGCGTTGCAAGCGGCAGAGCCAGCACAACACTCGGCCCGTAATCTCCAACCGGCCACGACGGACGTTGCAGTCGTTGCACCACGGCTCACCGCTCACGACGGGCCTCCTTCACGATCGCAACCAGTACGGCGAGTGACAGCCACCCGCAGATGAATCCTCCCTGCCAGTCAGTCAGCACCACGACGGGCCTCCTCCCATGCGCTTAGAGACTCTCGGCCATCGTTCACGCCACATGCCATGACATGGCGGCGAAAGTTGCCAGCCAGCGCATCGCCTGCGGCCCGCAGCCGTGCGATCTCGGCATCACGGGCTTCAATGGCGTCAGCGGCCAGCAGGATGGCGCAAACGGGGTGAGAGTCCCAGCAGCCCTCATAGTGGGTGCTGACACGGCCATCGTCCCAGTTCCGCAGCCGCTCCACAATGTCGCTGCTCACGTCGGGCCTCCTTGTTCTTCACGCAGCCACCGACCTTCGGCCCACTTGCGAACCCACAACCGTTCGGTTGTCCATCGGCGGCGAGCAATCATGGACACAGGTTCCTCGGTGCGAAACAAGCCGCCAACGGGCAAGGTGCCAATGATCTCGGCCTCACCCTCGATCCCGACAATGCGCCTCTGTTCTGTCGGGTGCCAGCCAAGAGACGGCGGGGGCGGGACGTGCCCACAGTGCGGGCACTTGTCGTCAGTCATCGGCTCACCGCTCACGACGGGCCTGCCTGTACCCGATGCGAGAAGAACATTTCTCCCCACACACCAACGGCTTCCACCCTGATCGCATAGGCACGACATTCGGCTTTGACCGGACAGGCGGCACAGATCGCTTTCGCTGCACGCACCTTGTTGGATTCGCCTGTTCCTGGGAAGAACAGTGACCTGTCCTTGCCACGGCAGGCAGCGAGGGTGCGCCAGTCACTGCTCACGACGGGCCTTCCCGTAGTCGTCCAGTGCATCGCAAACGGCCGTCCACACTTCGTGTGTGTGTGCTGTCGGGCGGTCGGCCTTCACCGCCGCCAACGCCCTAGCCATCTGGTCGGCCAGGGCACGCTCGGCGGCAAGGGCGGCCCACAGCCGCTCGTTCTCGGTTTGCAGTTTGTGACACCCCTGATCGACGCCAGAGTCGAACCCGTCGTGGTAGTCGCACAGATGGAACCACAGATGCGGCTCTTTCGGGTGCGGATGACAGCCGCACGGGTAGCGGGTGCCGTCGTATGGTTGGGCCTGGATGCTCTCCCAGGTTGCGCCCTCGATGAGCGCACGGGCGATGGTGCTAGCCACGGCTGGCCTCCTCGGGGTGGAGCAGGCTGTGCGTCCAGCACGGCCACGGCTTGTCGCATTCGTTGCATATGATGTCGTGGTCATCGTTTGGGCGGTACACGATCACCCTGGGTTGGTGCAGTGCGTCGATGGCGTCGATCAGGTCGGCGGCGTCGCCACACACGATGTTGTTCATGCACATGCTGTCGATATGGCCCCGCAGTCGCTCCACGATGTCATCGCTCACGACGAGCCTCCCTATAGGCGGCGACGGCGTGGCACTCAGTGCACCAGTCCTCCAGTGCGACTCCCTGCGGGGGTTGGCAGCGCTGCGATAGGTGGAAGTGGGGCAGCAAGTGCACTAACTGGTCGGCCAGAGCACGCAGCCGTTCGATCTCGTCGGCGGCTTCTTGCGTTACCTCCACGACTGCCGAACCGCCATGAATGCGCCGCAGCCGGTCCACAATGTCACCGCTCACGACGGGCCTCCAGGCTCGGGCACCAACCCGTACACGGCCATGCCGTGATCCCGACCCAACTCCACCGGATACCCCCTCGGGTTCGTCGGAGGCGTGAACACACCATGCGGTGTCAACCGGTTCGTCTTCACATCCAGCCGGTGACGCACACCGGCCGGCTCAGCCTTCCCGGAACGGTTCTTCAACAACTGCAAGTACAGTTCGTCCTCGACCCGTTGCAGTTCGCTGGCCGACAACTCCCGGTTCAACCTGGGCGCATACGCACCCACCACATAGTCGAACGGTTGATGCCCACCGAACCGGCCCGAATCCAACGACAACGCCTTGTGACCGTCAGACCCGTCACCCTTACCAACCTGATGCAACACGATCACCGCAGCGTCCGTGTCTTTCGCCAACGCCCGAATCTTCGTCGCCGCCTTATCGATCTGTTCGGACTTGCCGAGCAGCCCGGCACCACCGATCAACTCCATGTAGTCGATCACAATCAACCGGATCGGGGTCCCCAACTTGCGGCCCGCTTCCTGCACGTACGTCTTCATCTCCTTGATGGAGATTTCGGACTGGTCGTTCCCAAGCAGGAATGGGAACTGGCCGGCAGTGTCCAACAACTGGTCCGGGTAACGGCCGGCCTTCAACGAGGCCTCCAACTCCCACGTTGGGGTACCCGTGTAGATCGCTGCGAGACGAGCAACGACCAGACGCCACGACATCTCGATCGAGAAGAACACGGTCGGGGTGGCCGGGTTGTTCACGATCACGTTCAAGGCGATCGAGGTCTTACCGACCGACGAATACGCCAAGATCATGGCGCATTCCGCTTTGGCGATCCCGCCCCGGGTCGGGCCGTCGAAGAACGGCAGCCCGAACCCGATACGGGGCCGGGCGTCCGACGCCCACGTCTGATAGTCGGTGAACCCGTCACGCACGTCACGCAACACGGTCATCGCCGCCACCTCTCTTCCCGGTCCACGGGTTCTGTGTCTTTGCCACCTTCTTGTGGTGGCGTTCGTTGAACTTGCGGATCACCGCTTCGGGGACATGGCCCCGGACACCGACCGGGATGCCGTGCCTGGTCGCCCATGCACGAACCTCCGAGATCGGTACCGGGACCTTCTCGCCGGCCGACATGTCAGGCGACCAGACCGATCTGGCGGAGCCCCTCGGCAACCCAGGCCGGGTTGCCCTTGTCCTGGATCCACAGGCCGATCGGGTAGCCGTCGACACCCTTCTCGGTCTTGTGACGGAAGTCGGGCTGCTTCGGGTTCTTCTTGTTGTTGATGTTGTTCCACCAGGCGTCCGGGTTCTGGAAGAACAACGTCCAGCGGCGCTCCGTCTCCGAGTTCACGACGGCCGACACGGTCGCCATCGGGATCGGGGCCGGGGCCTGCACCACAGGGGCCTGCACCACCGGTGCAGCGGCCTGGACGGGCGGCACGAACGCCAGGCCACGACCGACCAACGCCGGGTCCGTCGCCGGATCGACAGAAACAGCACCGAAAGCGGACTGAATCTTCTGCTCGGCGTGGGTGGCGACGATCAGGTTCACGACACCGTCCAGGTGTTCAACGAAGTAGATGTACGGGTCGCCACCGGTGGCGGCCACAGCAGCCGACATCTCGGCCGTCACGTTCACGCCCACGTTCACGGCGATCTGCAGGGCCTTCAAACCCTCGGAATCTGCATACGACATTGGATACCTCCACAAGGTGCTGACGAACTCGTCAGGGCCGCCACTCAGCGACCGACCCGGTCCTGGACAAGTCCAGTAACCAGGGTTTCGTTCTAGTCAGTCCAAGACGGCGCCGTGCGGGCAGCCGTCCCAGAAATCGCACCACTTCGGGTTACACAGGGTGCTGGCCGGGTTCGCTGGCAGATCCTGGCCCGCCTCCACGTGCACCACCTGATAGAGCCGGGCCAGATCGGCAGCCTTCTTCACCACAGCGGCCCGATGGGCTGGGGTCGGGTCCGAGATCCGACGTTCGAACGCTGTCTCTTTCCGTTTCCCGGGCAACGTCACGATGTCGAACACGAACCGGTGCCCGGCAGCGTCAGGCCACACCGTCTCGGCCAACGCCGTGTACATCGAAGCCTGATTGTTGCGGCGAGGATGATGCTTCGATTCGTCCCACGCACGGCCGGCCGTCTTGTGGTCCACCAGCACGATCCAGCCGTTCTCGTCCTGCAACACGAGGTCGGCACCCAGTTTCGCTTCGAACTCGACATCGCCATGCACGATCGTCAACACACGGTCGAACTCGACGCCGACCACTTGGAACTCGACCGGCCACCACCAGCCCTGCTCGCAGTAGGCGGTCAGCATCGTTTCCAGCAACGAATGGGCTGTCGCAAGGTCAGGGATCTTGTCGTCCCACATGAAGTGCTCAACCGGTTGGCCGTTGTAGGCGTCGATCCGGGTTCCCGCATCGAACGCCAGGTGCGCCGTTTCGATCATGTCGACCACCATCTGCGGGTCATCGGCCTGCAGATCCGGGTAACGCATCCGTTCGGCGTAGTAGTGTTCCAGCCCGGCATGGAACCCGGTGCCGAGCGTCGCAGCGGCCGACGCCTTGCGACGAACCCACACGGGCCGATCGAGCGTGTACTGGGCCGACAGCAGACACTTGTCGGCCTGCCCGAGAATCGACTGGGTGATCTTCACAGCAGCCCCTTCGACATCGCTCGACGGATCACGAAACTGACCCGGCTATCGGACAGGCCAAGTTCCCGACAGATCCCCGCCTGTGACATCCCGGCCCGATACAGGGCCAGTGCCGGATGTTCGCCCCGCAGCCCACGGCGGCGGCGCATCAGTTCGGTCCGGATCGCCTGATTGGTCCACCGGTCCCGGCCACCGAACAGGTCGTCGATGTCTTCCAACGGCCAGCCGTACTGGTCGAGCAACATCATGCCGGTCTGTTCACGGCCGTGCTGGTTCTGCTCGTCAGAGTTGAGTGTAACGCTGTCGAAGATCACCCCGAACGGCACGCCAGGGCAGCGGTCCTCCAGGTCGTTCATCAGGTCGACAAGCACCGTGAGGATGTCGACCGTGTCGGCGCCCTCACCTGCCCTGCGGACCGCTTCGGTCACCAACGGGCTCCCAGCCCACCGCTCTGCATCGGAAATGTTGCTCATATGTTCCTCATCATATCTGGACTGGTCCTGGACAGGATCGGATCATAGCCGGGGGGTGTGGCACAGTGAGCACATCCTCGAAACAACCCCCCTGCGTGCCCCACTGCAACCCGCACCGGACCGTGTTCTGCCCGAACTGCGGCAAAGCCGACAAACAGGCACTTGGCCGAGTCCGGATCATGGGTCCAGTCGGTGTGCAGCACTCCAACAGCCCGAAGATAGAAGCGTTCTGGGCGACCGGCGACCCCACCCACCTCACTTGACCCGTCAAGAAACCGTATCGGGACCTTTGGCCCGTTGCCCAGTCCAAGATCGGGGCGTATCATGCCGGCATGCCACCGAAACGCAAGATATCTGACGAAACCTGGGCCCAAATCGCCCAAATGTACGACGAATGGGACCCCGAAGCCTACGGGTCCATCACGATCGATGAACTGATCGCATCGCTCCCGATCAAGATCAGTAAACAAACGTTCTACACCGAAGCGGCCCGACGGAACGTCACACTGAAGTCCCACCAAGCCCCCGATCAAGTCAAAGCCCAAGTCGAAGCGATGCTGGAAGCGCTCGTAACCGCACGGGTACGGGTCCGGCTTCTGGAACAAACACTCAACCAGCACGGCATCCCGCTCCCGTAACAGCCGCCGGGGGGTGCCGGTATGGGCACCAAACTTCCGGTCCGGCGGGTCACGCAACCCGCAGACCTCACCGGTCAACGCAACGGCGAACTCGCACCACGGCTACTTGTCGACATCGGCAATGGCGGCAGACTGCACCACCAGGCAGCCAGAGCATGGGTGGCGCTGTGGGTGGCCGCCAAAGCCGCAGGGATCAACCTCACCTGGACCCACGGCGGAACCTACAGGCCACTCGACCAGCAGGAACGACTGTTCCTGTCCCGGTTCACCACCACACGGCTTCCGGCACGCCCCAGCCGCACCTGGGGCGGGCAGACATGGTGGCTGAAACCGGGTGTTGCGATGGCCGCCACACCGGGCGGATCCAACCACGGTTGGGGCCTCGCCATTGACCTCGCACACGGCACCCACCCCGACACCGCCAAGTCGACAACTCGGGCCACCACCAATTGGTTGATCGGCAACGCCGAGTCGCTCGGCTGGTCGTTTGAACTGCAGTCCGAACCGTGGCATGTCCGCTATTTCGCCGGTGACAAGATCCCGCAACGGGTTCTCGACATCGAGGCGTTCTTGGCGGCCCAACCCCGGGCCTAGTTCAAGAACCGTCCAGACCGTCCCCGCAGAATCGTCCCCGGAAACGCAATGAGGCCACCCCAGGAGGGGTGGCCTCATTGCTTCCTGACATGTGAAAGATGACGTGATCCCGTTCAGAACTCCGGGGCCGGGCACAGATGGGCCAGTTCGGCCTCCAGATACCGGACCCGGGCCTCAGCGGCCTTCAGGCGCAACTCCAGCCCCTCGGCACGGCCCTGGGCGACCTTCAACTGTCCCATCAGCCAGACCGCTTCCCGATCGGCCTTCGACCGCACCGAACTCATCGGGCGGCCTCAAACGCCGGAACGGTGAACGACTCGACCATCGACAACGGCACGTACGTCAGTACACCGTTCCCGACCGTATCGATCACCAGGAAGTCCCGCCACTGCCACGGCGGCTTCACCGCCGAGAACGACAACGGTTCACCGTTCACCACGTTCACCGTGATCTTCATTCCGACACCACCAGCACATGCGACTGGCAGAGCCGGTACGTGATCACCGTGCCATGCTCGGTTTCGGCGACTGAAACCACCTCACCGCCGCAACGGACGATCGAAGCGATCTCGTCCCGAACCTGTTCCGGCAATGGCCCAGCCACCACCGGCCTCTCCTGCGTGTATCCGTTGTTCACGGATCCCTCCTTTGTTGTCCTGACAGGCTCGTCAGCACCGGCATCCACCGGTGGACCAAACCAGGATCCGTCTAGCATCCTGGTCTGGTTTCGCCTTCGGTCAGTCCCCGTACCGGCCCGGGAAAGCCAGCACCCACACAAACACGGCCGCCACGAACACCAGCCCGGCAACACCCGGCCAGGGGCCCGTCACGACAGTTCCCCGACCACCACGGCCGGACCGGTGCGGTAGTAGTGCCACCACACGCCGTCGGGCCCGGTCCGGATCAGACCGGCCAACCGGCGACCGTACGGCCCCGCAGAGATCACCTCGTCGACCACGGCATGCGCCCAGCGGCCGCTGGCGGCCTCATCGGCCACGAACCGTTCCACGTCGGGAACGGACGCCTCGACACGCACCAGGTTGTCTCCCGCATCGGCCGGATGGCCGAGCAGGATCACGTTCACGGTTTCCATGCTTCTCCTTCATTCACGGCTTGTCTCATCAGCAGTGGAGGAGCCACCTCCACCGGACGCCCCACCAGGGGGGCGTTTCGACACGTCCTGCACCCGTCCAGTAACCGGTCACTCGTACGACGGGGCGAACTCCGGAAAGTTCCGGCCCGGCTCGTCACCGACCGTGTAGCGAAGCCCGACACCGGTCGCAGGCAACTCTTTCGCACCCGACTGGGTCCGCAGACGGCCCGTGAACCAGTCAGCCAACTCGGCCGTGTCGAACGTGTGCACAGCGGTCACACGTCCGGCCCTGAACCACCAGCCGCCCTCCTCGGGTCCGCCGTACTCGTCGACCACGTCGTACACCGTCACAAACACCGGGGCTTCGACCCCACAGCCGATGTCGCCGACAATGCCGAGGCCCGACAGGACCGTCAGCAGCACGTCACAGGCCTCCAGCCCGTGGTCATCGAGCCGGGCGTCGTGGGCGCTCAACTGGTAGTCATCCCAGCCGGTCCTGTCGACCTCGCACAGCGCAATGTGCCGCCGCAACCACTTCTCGGCCTGCCACAGCACGTCGTGCGACAACCTGTTCGTCTTGATCTCCATGTCAATCTCTCCTTGTGTTGGTTTGTCTCATCAGCCGTGCGGGAACCACCCGCACAGGACCGGCCACGAGGCCGGTTTCGACACGTCCAGGATCAGTCTATAGCCCCGTGTGGCACTGATCGCAGTAGTCGTCCTCGTCCGCTTCCCATTCCCACAGCGGCCCGAACTCGTCACGCAAACGGGCCACCACATCGCCCCCTTCCCGGGACGATGTCCGACCGAACGCCAATGCCCTCGACGGCGAACCGTGGTGACAGTTCGCAGCCCCACACCAATGGTCACATTCCGCTTCCAACACCTGCACCGTCTCAGCGGCCTGCCCGGCGTCGAAACAGTCCGGACACAACAGGTAGCCGTCACCGACCACACCCACGAACCGGATCTTCATCTCAATTCCTCCTTCAGTTGGTCTGTCTCATCAGCGCCGGGAAACCATCCCCGACGGACGGCCCGCAGGCCGTTTCGACTAGAACACGCAGAACACCCCGACACCGTCGACCACCTTGTGAAGGTCGCCGACCTCGTCTTCCTCGGCATGCCTGGTCCGGAACCCGTCGACCAGCCCGCCGAGGCCCACCTCGGCAAACAGGTCACACACCGCCTCGGCCTCACTGCACGTGAACCGGTGAGCGTTGTCGAACAACGCCTCGGCAACCTGTCGCACCCGGGCCTGAACCTTGTTGGTATCCATCTCTGTTTCTCCTTCTCGACCTGTCTCATCAGCGCCGGGAGGTCACCCCGACGGACCGGCCACCGGCCGGTTTCGACACGTCCTGCACCAGTCCAGCATCAGCGCACGAGAGCGAACAGCAAGTGCTGCACCTGCTTACCCACCGGGCCCGCAGCCACCACGTACTGCTCGTCCGGATACCGGCCGCCCCCAGCGATGAACGCTGCCAACTGGTAGATCGACTCGCAGAACAACGCATCGATCACCCGACCGGCCCCCGCACCCACCGGCAACAGCCGGTCAATCTCCCGGGCCTGATGCACCCACAGTCGCACCTCGTCATCCACCCCGAACCCGAGGCCATGCCGGACGTGCGCCGTGTCGTGCCAGATCCGGAACCGGACGTTTGTGTCCTGCGACCACACCGGATGGTCGCAGTAGTCGGTCGACACCAGGGCCGAACCGGCCAACACGTCGGCGGACAGGTCATCCAGCCCGTCGTAGGGCTGCCCGGGGACGGGATCCCAGAACGTGCCCGAACACCAGTACTCGACATGCGGGGCGTCACCACCGACCACCCAGCGTTCCACCTGGCTGTCGACGTAGTCGCCCAGCGCCTCGACGCCCGGCACATTCGACCGGGCCCCCAACAGGTACTCGTCCGCCAACCGCTGCCACACCTCGGCACCCAGCAACGAACCCGTCAACTCTGTCGTCTCAATCATCTCAATCTCTCCTTGTGTCGGTTTGTCTCATCAGCACACCGGGCACCACCCGGCATGGACCGGCCCCCGCAGGGGCCGGTTTCGACTAGTCCTCGACCAGCACACCCCAGTGGCGCCACAGCGCCTCACCGGCGTCGTCCAGCACCGTCACCTCGACCGAGGCGACCGAACCCAACGACGCCTGCAGCACCGGCCCCAACGCCCGGAACACCTCCCGCTGCAAGTCCGCCACAGCAGTCTCAGCCTCGGCGACCCTCGTGATGCACCGGGCCAACTGGGCCCGGGCGGCCTCCAGCGCCTCCCGGTGCCATTCCCGGTTCGACACGGCCTGTCGCAACTGGGCATCCAGCAACTCCAACGCTCCACTCATCTCAATCTCTCCTTCAGTCGGTTTGTCTCATCAGCCGTGCGGGAACCACCCGCACAGGACCGGCCACCGGCCGGTTTCGACCATGTCACCCCTCGGCGGGCGCACCCACCAGCACCGCATCAGCCAACTGCGGGCCGTCCTTCGTCGCCCACGTCTCCAACAACGCCCGGACAAACACGTCCACGATGTGGTGCTGGGCCTCGGTCTTGCCACGAGCCGTCTGCGTCGACTTCGGATGCACCGGCCCAATCAACTGGTGCACCAGAGCAGCCACCTCGGCCACCACGACACGCACCTCGATCGAATCAACAATCGTCGCCATCTCAATCTCTCCTTCAGTCACCACCCGCAGGTGGGGGACCGGCAACCGCCAGCCCCCGGCAACCCCCAACCACACCGGCCAGAGGCTCCCGGGGACCACCCGACCGAAGCCAGGCGATCCCGCAAGGGAAGAGAGAACACGTCATCTTGCGCCCACCAGCCACCCGCACCACCCAACCCGCCCAGCCCTCCCCCCTCTTACCGGGGACCAAGCCGAGCGGCCCAGGTGGGGCAGCCAGTGCGCTTCACTTGCCAAACAGCGGACCGGTCGTCACAGGGACCGGCAACCTCGACCACCGACCAGGCGAACCCGGCCGACACAGGACACGGTACACCCGATCCAGGACCCGTCCAGCATCAACCCGCACCCTGTAACACGATCGTAACACTCGACCCCAAGTCCCCCAACCAGGGGACAAACCAGCCACCCACACACCTGTCACCCGGGCCAGCACCAGACCTGGGCCCGGAGCCCCCCGGATCGCCCCTCGGCGGGCGACACCGGTCGCCTGTGTCCTGTGATCGGGCCACCGGCCGAGGTCGCCGAGCCCTCGACGTGGTGCTGCCCGGGCCCGGAGGCCGAGCGCACCGGCCCTGACCGGCCTGGACCCCTGAACAGGTCGACAGGGGCCCTGGCCTGGGCCGATGCGCCGACCGGGGGTGCCCCGACGCCCTCGGCAACCGGGGTGCATAAACGCCGCCTCTGATCGATCGTAGAAGGGGCCTTATGGACGGAAAGAACAGGACCAGGGGGGCCGGCTATTGGGTGGTTTGTTGGTTTGTTTGTGGTGTTCGGGTTTGTTGCTGGTTGTTGGGGTGCTTGGTGTGCTGGGCGTGTGCTGGTTGGGGTGGTTCCGTACCTGTGGTTGGGGGGTGGTTGTAGACTGGCTGGTCGAGATCTTGTTGTTGGTGTCTGGGGCTCCCGGTGTTTGGGGGCCTGCTTGTGGTTTGTCTTGTGCCGGTTGCAAGGATTTGGGCCTGGTACTAGATCTAGTTACTAGTTACTAGTTGCTAGTGACTAGATGCCCAGCCCCTGAAGGGCTGGGCTACTAGATCAAGTACAAGGACTAGTTCTGGTGGCCCAGCCCTTGAAGGGGCTGGGCGTCTCTTCTGGTTCTGTCGAGGCTGACTAGTACCGGCCGCTACTGCGTGTTGTAGCGGCCGGTCTTGATCTAGATCTAGTGGCGGACCGGTTCACTGACGAGGGGGGTGGGGGCGCATGGCAACTACGAAAGCCGCAGAGCAGATGGCCGCCCGCTACCGGCACCTTGGAGTGCAGGCCCGGATGAAGGTCGCTATCGACAAAGTGTTGGTTGACGGAATGTCACAAACCGACGCTGCACGCATGCTCGGTGTGACCCGTTCCCGGTTGAACGAGAACTTGCGGAAACAGCAGAAAGTGTTGGACGAACAGCAGGCCCGATCCGAACAGGCTCGGGCCGAACGGATCGCAGCCAGCCCCGATCCGGCCCCCGACCGGCCCCTGCTGGTGACCGGTGAGACACGGCGGGTACCGCCGTTCGAAGAGTTCTCCCGCATGTACTTCGGGAACCTGGAATGCCCCGACTGTGGTATCCACCACGAACTTCCCGGGTTCCACATCGAGATGATGTCGGCCATCACCGACCCGGCCGTGAAACGGCTCCTTGTGAACCTGCCGCCCTACCATGCGAAATCGACCGTCGGAACCGTCCATTCGACCGTGTACGAACTGTGCCGTGACCCGAACAGCCGAACCCTGATCGTGTCGAAAGGTCAACGTCTCGCCGAACGGTTCCTGTATTCGATCGTGAAACACCTGACCGACGTGGACATGTACCAGGACGCTGAACGCAACCTGGTTGAGGACTGGGGCCCGTTCCAACAGCCCGGCGGCAAAGGCTGGAACGTGTCACAGATCTACGTTGCCGGCCGGCAAGGCGCCGAGAAAGACCCGTCGGTTTCCTGTCTCGGTGTGGGCGGCCAGATCTACGGTGTTCGTGCCGACAGGATCCTGTTCGACGACATCGCTGACCTGGAGAACCAGCGGAACGTTGAACGAGTCCAAGAGATGTTGAAATGGGCAACGCAAGAAGCGGCGTCCCGTGTCGGCAAGTCCGGCAAACTCGTGTTCATCGGAACCCGAGTGTCTGCCGGCGACATCTACTCGCATCTGCAGAACCTGCCATCGTTCCAAGTGATCCGCTACCCGTGCATCATCGACGAAGAATCACAGAACACCCTGTGGCCCGAACATTTCGGATATGAATCAGCGAAACTGCAACGAGAATCGATGTCGTCCGAACAATGGCAGTTGGTGTACCAGAACGTTGACACCCCCGGGTTCGGAGCCAGTTTCCCGCCCGACATTGTCGAGGCCTGCCACGACCCGGAACGTGTCCTCGGCTCGTATGATCCTCGCTGGATGCTGGTAGCCGGCCTGGACCCGGCCGGCGCCAACTCGCAAGCCGGCTACACCGCACTCGTACTGCTCGGCGTTGACCCGGCCACACAACGCCGCTACCTGGTCGACATGGTGAACGCCAAACAGATGAAAGCACCCCAGTTACGTGACCAGATCTTCGACTGGGCCGACCGGTACCCGCTCCGTGAACTCCGAGTCGAATCGAACGGGCTGCAATCACAACTCGTCCAATACAACCAGGAAATCATCGGCTACCTCACCAGCCGAGGAGTTCGGGTCGTACCCCACATCACCACCGGCCACAACAAATGGGACCCCCAGTTCGGTGTCGAATCGATGGCACCCCTGTTCTACAACCGGCAGATCTCGCTCCCGGCCGCCGACCTCGTATCACGAAACCGGCTCCGATCCCTAGAAGACCAGTTGGTCACGTTCCCGATGGGACGAACCAGCGACCTGGTGATGGCGCTCTGGTTCGCCGAGTTAGGTATCCGGGAAATAGCCCAGCGGGCGATCGTCCCGATGTTCGACCCCCGTGTCCGTGTGCCGCATCGGATTCGGAAGCATCGTCGGGTGATCGATTTCGCTGAGGGGCGTGTGTTGTCGCCTGAGGTTGCTGCTGACCCGTTTGGGCGTCCGATGTTTCCGGGTGTTGAGGGTGGTCGTGAGGTGCGTTTGGTGAACGTGTCGGGGTCGATCACGTTGCCGAGTTAGCCGGCGTTCGGGGGTGTCTGGTGATGGATACGTTCCTGGATTTCGCTGAGGCCGAGAAGGCAAAGGCTGTCGGCCAGATGGTGTGTGGCACCCTGTTGAAGGATGGGTCGCCCGCCTATTTCTTGTTGGCTGCCGATACCGCTGATGCAGATGTGCGTGAGGTGGCGTTCTCGGTGCGTGAGGGCCGGCAGATGTCGGACTATGAGCGGTTGTTGTTGCAGCAGGCCGAACTGTTGCGGTCGAGTGGTGTGCCCGCATGATCGATGTTGATCAGATCCCGTCGTTGTATACGGCGTTTCGGCATCGGTGGGCGGAGCGTGACGGTCGTGTGCAGTTGGTGGATTCGGTTGTTGCGGGCGATTGGGATGTGTTGGGGCCCGATGATGAGGAGTTGGAGAACCGGTCACCGAACTTGGTGCAGGTTGCCTTGGAAGATACGGCTGAGGCTGCGTCGCTGGTTCCGACCGTTCGGGTGATTCCGTCTGCCGGTTCGGATACGGCGAAGAGTCGTGCGTCGGCGATGGAACGGTTGGCGATTTCGTATCTGGACATTTCGCAGATTGAGATGTTGGAGATCAAGTCTCTGCTGGATTTGGCTGCGTTCGGGTTCTTCTCGTGGGTGGTCGAGTTCGATGACGAGTTGGGTTCGCCGGTGATCCGGTGGCGGGATCCTCGCCAGTGCTATCCGGAGCATGGGTGGCACACGTTGGATTCGGTGCGGACCTGCATGTTTGCTCGTGAGGTGTATCTGCGCCAGTTGCCGGTCGAGTATCAGCGCAAGGTGATGGCCCACATCGGTAAGGATGCGACAACGAACGAAACGATCTATTTGGATCGTGAAGTGACGTTGATTGAGGTGTACGAGGAAGAGGGCGTGACGCTCGCTTGCATGTATGCGTCGTCGGTGCGGAAGACGGCGGCGACGGTGACATGGTCGCCGGTGTTGTTGGATCGGATCCCGTTCGATACCGGGCTGTGTCATGTGGTGATCGGGCAGCGCCCAACGTTGGATGGTGAGCCTCGGGGCCAGTTCGATCAGGTGTTGAACGTGATGCAGGCCCACATCCGGTTGATGGGGATGGTGTTGGACTATGCCGATCAGGCCGTGTATTCGGATGTGTGGGTGAAGGATCTGGTCGGCCAGATGTCGTTCGGTGGTGGCGCCTACATCCAGTTGGGGCCTCAGGGTGCGATCGGTCGTGTGCCGCCGGCGGTGTCGTCGATGTCGGTGATGCAGGAACTGGATTCGTTGGTGAACAACGTTCATCTGGGTGGTCGTTGGCCGAAGTCTCGTCCGGGTGAGATCGATCAGGCGATTGCGTCAGCGAAGTTCATTGAGGCGACCGCCGGGATGATGAACACGGTGATCCGCACGATGCATCTGGTGATGAAGCGTGCGTTGGAGCAGGCGCTCAGGGTCGCTTTCAAGTTGGATGCCGATCTTGGTTCGGAACGGACCGTTGCT